TACCTGAAGCTATATCAACTCAGCCGTCCCCGTATCCCAGTGGACTACGTGTTGCTGGATGAGGCCCAGGACCTGAGCCCGGTCATGGCTTCCCTGTTCCACTACCAGGACCACGCCCAGCGGATCATGGTTGGGGACTCCGCCCAGGCGATCTACGGCTTCCGGGGCGCGATCGACGCGATGGACAAGTTCGTCGCCGACCAGCACCTCACCCTGACCCAGTCGTTCCGCTTCGGCCCGGCGGTCGCGGCGGAGGCCAACAAGTGGTTGGCGCTGCTCCGCGCACCACTACGCCTCCGGGGATTCAGCAAGGTCCCATCGCGGATCGGGCGCTGTGACCCGCAGGCCATCCTCTGCCGCTCCAACGCTGGGGCAATGGCCCAGATCGTGGCATCCATCGGCTCTGGGAAACGCACCGCCCTGGTAGGTGGTGGGGATGAGCTTCGCCGCCTGGCCGAGGCCGCCCAGACCCTGATGGCCAAGGCTGGGACCAGTCATCCGGAGTTGCTGGCCTTCAAGGACTGGGACCAGGTGCGGGAGCACGCCAGCCAGGACGATGCCAGCGGGTCCCTGAAGGTGCTGGTGGACCTGGTGGACACTCACGGACCAGCCCGGATCATCGAGGTGGTCTCCCGTCTGGTGGATGAGCAGTCCGCCGAGGTGGTGGTGTCCACCGCGCACAGGGCGAAGGGGCGAGAGTGGGGCCGGGTCCAGATCGCACCAGATTTCCGGGAGCCGCGGATTGACCCGGCAACCGGTCGGGTGGTCCTGAACCCGGATGAGCTGCGGCTGGCCTATGTGGCAGTGACCCGGGGGCGGTTGGAGTTGGACCGTACGGGCCTGGCCTGGGTGGACTGGGTGGTGGATGCGGTCCCTGGCGTGCGGATGGCTCCGGCACTACAGCCGGTGCCGGTGCCAGCGCAGCGAATCCCGGAGCCGGTCAAGGTTCCTGAGCCGATGCCGGGTCCGGCGGCGGTCGAGGATCTCGCCGGCTGCACTGAGGGTCCCGGAGGCACCCTGGTGTCCCCCCGCTGCCTCCGCTGTGGCCTGCCCCAGCAGCAGTGCGGGTGCAAGGTCCCGCCGCTCACCTGGTCCGCCATAACCGGCCTGCCTCGGGCAGCCTTCATCGCCCGCGTACGGGAGTTGGCCGCAGCAGCTGCCAGGCCCCGCGTAGCCCACCGCTCCCTGTAAACCCATTCCCCCGCACGCTCACGGGCGTGCGGGGCCCCATTCCTGATCCTGGAAATACGCACCTTGAGGTGATGGCAGTGAAGAAGAAGATCCCGGACTACCCCGAATACCTCAGCGCAGAATTCGCCCAGCGCTTCGGCAATTTCCAGCTGGAAATACGACACGACGATGGCCTCTATCGCCATCTCGTGTTCCGCGACCCAAAGACCACCATGGAGCGCTTCGAAATCACCACCTGGCCGCGTCACCTCTACATCGGGGGCGATTGGCCTGGACACGTCTTCTCCCGCACGGAAGACATGCTCCAGTTTTTCCGCCAGGCAGGCGTTGGCCAGGGCCGCATCAATCCTGACTACTGGTCAGAGAAGCTGGTCTCCGGCACTCTGGATTCCATCACCTCCTATGGTCGCTGCTTTGTAGAGCAGAACATCTGGGCGGAGGTACGTGACCCATATCGGCATGGTGCTGCTCCAAAGGGCTTGGCGAAGGCGGTTCATAAGGAACTGATTGATTCCTACATGGATCCGCTTTGCTGCTGGAATGAAGCAAGAGATGCCATAGATGAATTCGAGTACCAGGGTTTCGAGTTTGGCGAAACCTGGGAGTGGCACGTCCGGGCGTGGACATCACATTTCCTCCTGGCCTGCCACGCAATCGTGGCCATCATCGCCGCCTATGACGCCGCTAAGGCGGTGGCCAGCAATGGCTAAACTACTGACCCTCGTTCAGCTGCGAGACATCCAAACAAAGGCGCAGGGCACTCCCCTGGAACGGGAGGTGGTACTACTCCTAGCAGATTTGCGTCACCTCAAGGACCAGCTCTCACTTGCCCGGATGCAAATTCAGGACATACAGGATGGCTTCGATGAGCACGAATGTACTCCGCCGGAGTACTTCCTGCCTGAGCTGGTGGCAGCGGTGACGGATCCGGACTTGGTCTGCCTGGCGTGGCATGGCGAATCCCGCACTGACCACCAGGTGCGCGCACTGGAGCGGACATATCTGGAGAGCTCGTGCTGACCCTTGGCTGCCTCCTCGCCGAGGACAACGACATGGAGGCCATGGCCTCTCGTGAGCTGCTCAGGATGGCTTGGCGGGAGTGGGAGATCTACTGCTGTCTGGAGCGCCACGGCGAACACCTGTGGGTGCTGGGCGGGGAGCACCCAGACGACGGCGGATACGTGTATCTCCACTGCACCTACTGCTGCGCGGATAGCTCGGACCTGGCCGGCCAGGATGCTGTCGATTTCATCACCGGACAGGTCGCAGATATCAACATCAAGCAGGGTGTTCATGATGCGCCGGTCGAATTCGAGGCCCCGGTAAAGGTAGATGTCCTGGTGGAGAAGCACTTCAATCCACTGGACATGATCTATCCAGAGTACGACGTGTGGATTCAGGTCCAGGATCCCGTGCCTTTCGCTCAGCTGGCGTTTGAGGGGGTCACGTGGGCCTGATCATCGCTGCTGGCTTGCTCCTAGTGGCTGGTGGCGGAGCTGCCCTGGTGTGGCTGTGTAGGGGTCCGGGGGATCCGGAGGAGTAGGGGTTGGGCCGTCTTCGGGCGGCCCGCTTCCATGCCGGTCACAAGATCGGCACACGTGAATGTGAAAGTCATTCTAAAGACGCGGTGGAGGGTGTGCAATGAGGCCGCTCGAACGGTTGTGCGGTAAGATCAGCACACAACTAAAAACGGCCAGGATTGGTGTTGGTAGCACCTCACCTGGCCTAAGCAGTCCCATCCGATCAGAGCGGAAGGACGGCCTAGCCGTGTATTCTACCGGACCCCAAGGGGCCCACTACACCCCATGTGCTCCGGGCGGTGCCCGTTGAGCGCGCAACTCAGCGCTGAGGTCAGTGCGTACCTACAGTCAGACTCAGCGTCTAGCCTGACGCCAACCGAACGCCTAGTTCTTCTCGCTGTCGCCGAGCGCGCTAGCGAGAACACCAGCCACCCCAAGATGGCCATCGAATCAGGCTGGACGCTGCGGGCGATCGTCGGGATCAGCCGCTCAGGGCTTAGGGCCGTGCTCAGAAAGCTCGCCTCCCGGGGCCTGGAGGTACGGGTGCCCTATCGGCGCATATCCAAAACGTATCCACCTGGCACCATCGCCTGGCAGGTCCCTGATCTTGAGGTGTCGACCTGATGGCGTGGCAACTCAGCGCTGAGGTTGCCGCCTACCTGCAATCTGACGCCTCAGGCGACCTGACCCCCGCCGAGGGGATGGTGCTGTGGGCGATCGCCGAGAAGGCCGATGAGGCGACGCGCACTGCGTTCGACGGCGACAGCTGGAAACTGTCCAGGGCGATCAAGGTCGGGAGCGACGCGGGTCTCCGGAGGGTCTTTCAGCGCCTCGCCTCCCGGGGCCTGGAGGTACGGGTTCAGCGCGGCGTAGATGGCCGTGGATACCCGATGTTTGCTCACCGTGGCGCTCAGCTCACTTACCGACTTCCCAGGCTGGTATCTACTTCCACAGAAGGAGGTACTGGAGTACCGCCTTCAGGTACTGGAGTACCGCCTTCAGGTACTGGAGTACCGCCTTCAGGTACTGGAGTACCGCCTTCAGGTACTGGAGTACCGCCTTCAGGTACTGGAGTACCGCCCTATCCGTCCTTACCGACCTCACCAACCAATCCGTCCTCCCCACCCTCTCCCCGACCGGCGCCAGAACCTCAGCCGCCGGCGGACACGGAGCAGAGCACGACGGAAACGTTGGTAGACGAGTACCGGCAATACGGACGGATGCCATCGGCGCTCATCCCCAAGCTCGCCGAGCGAATCGCAGAGCTACTTCGCGACGGATACAGCGAGGCGGAAGTCCGCTCTGGACTCGAATTGCTCCGCGATCGCGGCGGCCAGCCCGGTCGCCTCCCGTGGCTCGTACAAAGCCTTGTCAGCCCACCCAAGGCAGACCCGCCACGCCAGGGCCGACAGCCCCTGAGCCTCTACCGAAACCCGCCCGGCCGGGACGACGACCCGTTCGCCGGCCTAGAAATCGTCACCTCGAGCAACTCCGTCAACTGGACCCCGGAGGCGTCATGATCGACCTGACCGCATGGAAGCGCCGCATCCCCGCGCAAGCCGCCGGGGTAGACCACGCCGATGCACTCCTTGCCGCCGCCGATCTGGCCGAGATGGAGGCCATCCGCACCCGCCAGTCCGCCAACCGCCACAAGGCCTACGCCAGTCGCCGCCCCACCCGGTACGCCACCGCTGCCTACGCCGCCCTACGCCACCCACACCAAGACCCCAGGGGCATGGTCAGTAGCTGGTGGACACGCGGTCCCCGGGTGCTCATCCTCGCCGGCCCATCCCGCACCGGGAAAACCTTCGCCGCGTACGCCATCGCCAACGCCGTGCACGACGCCCACCTCTGGGTAGTCGCCCGCAGCGCAGCCGATCTGTCCGCAGCACTGAAGCCGCAGCGCACCACCCTCCCCGACGGCCGCACCATCACCACCAACGGCGAAGAAATGGCGTACAACAACTCGATCAACTGCGACCTGCTACTCCTGGACGACCTTGGCAGGGAGCGGGTCACTGACTGGTGGCTGGAGCAGCTCCAGCGGATCATCGACGACCGGTGCGGGAACATGCGCCGCCTCATCGTCACCGCCAATGCCAACCCGAACCCCGCGGCTGTCCTGGCTGAGCTGGCGAGCCGTTACGGCGATCCGCTCGCCGAGCGTCTCCTGGATGGTGGGGGAATCCTAGGGTTCGACGGCCCGGCCGTACGCGAGGTGACCACCTCATGGTGACCAGCGTGGACCAGCACTCCATCACGATCTGGGCGCGGAATCTCCGCCGCACCAGTTGGGCTTGGTCCTGCCGCTGCGGTGCCCGGAGTATCCCCCAGGGCGCACCGGACCCCCATCCCCAGGACCTGCGTAGCCATACGCAGGCACGGGCGCAGTCCCTGGCGCACACCAGCGGCCGTCCCGTTCGGACCGTGGCCCCCTGGCCGGACGAGCCGGAGCCCGATCCGCCGGCCGCCGGGGTCATGCGGGCCTGCACCCGCTGCTACAGCCCCACCGACCATCCCAGTCACCAGTGCGACCGCTGCCGCACCCAGCCCGAGAGGACAGCACCATGACCCACCATCCGCCGCGCGGAGACAGCCGCAATCGCCGTGGTCCTCGCACCCGCACCTTCGGCGCGGCACTGGCCGATCCGATCGCCGTGATGCGGGCAGTCGCGGGTGACCGCACCATCGGCCTGGCCGTGGTCGAGCGGGCTCAGGCCGTCGCCCGCTGCACCGCCATGGGCCTCAGCGTCCGCGAAACCGCGATCCGGCTCGGGATCTGCACCGCCACCGTTGCCCGCCACCGCAAGAGCCTCAGGGATGCCCACAGTGTCTGAGCCAATCCTCCTGGGCCCAGGAGATGAGCCCCAGACCCCCGGCTCCTTGGTGGCCGTCAACTGGGGGGACTACCGGCGGCTGGAGGTCTGGGGGGCCTCCGGATCCGACATCGGCACCTGGCAGCGCCTGGGCGTATGGGTGCCGCACACGGTCCGTTGGGATGGCGTCCTGGCCAGAGGACCCGTGGTCCTGCTCACCCCCGCACCAGAGGACGCCTACCGGGCCGGGCACGAGGCCGGTCGCCGGGAGTTGCTCGCCAAGATCCAGGAGATGGGGGAAGAGCTGTGAGTGACAGCACTGACGACCAGCCAACATTCCGCGTCGGGTTCCACGGGGAACGGGATGCAAGCCTGTGCCACACTCGCACCCAGCCCGGCCAGGCTGGCGTCTCCGAGGTCACGATGCACCCATCTGGCCAGTGGCTGATCACAACATGCGCCGAGTCCGGCCAGGTCGCGTTCGTCCGGATCAGCCCGGAGACCACGATGATCATCGTGGACGCGGAGGAATGCTGTGAGCACTGACATCTTCGGCTCGGCGCCAGATTGGGATGGCGAGGTGCCTCCGGTATGCACCTGCACCCCAAACACGCGCTGCAGGCGATGCCACCCAATGCCGCCGATGGAATTTCCGCGCGCCCCGAAGGAGACGACCCAGGAGCGGCTGGACAGCGCAGCCGAGACACTGGCAGACCTGGACGCAGCCATGCACAGCATCTGGCTACACACCAACTGGCACTGGCAGACCTCCCGGATGGCCACCCCGGAACGCGAGGCCGCCGCAGCAGCGGTACGCCGGCATAGCGTCGTCCTGGGCGGCGGCGACCAGGAAGACGCGGTACCGCTGGCCTCGCTGCGCTGGTGGGATGACACAACCCAGCGGGGGTCCCACAATGGCTGACGAGATCCTGCCTGAGGCCAGTGCGACCCCACGGCCAGCGCCCAAGTGCATCGGCTGCCGCACGGCCGCCAGCGTCGCCTCAGACCGCGTGCACTGCTCCGTCCACCGGCATCAGCCACCAGAGATCGTCACCTGGGACCACCGCGACCAGCCCGACATGGCCCACCTGGACGAGCTGGTGCGTCAGTTGAGCCACGGAACAGTCCGGATCAGCCAGGTCCCGACCGGTGACGACTCCTACGCCGTGATCGTGGCGGACCGAGTGATCGCCCCGGAGGAAGCCGAGGCGATCTACGTAGCGAGCTTCTACGGAGGACTCGATGACTGACAGCACCCCAACCTGGTACCTGAAGTACCGCCGGTACCTCCGCGCCGGAAAGATCGCCGACGCCATCGGATGGCTGCTGGTTCTCGCGGGGATGATCGCCCCATCCGTAGCCAACGACTGGTGGATCGGCCTGCTGCTCCTGGTGGCGGGGATCGGGGCGATCGGGTTCTCCTGGCGGCTGCACCGGATCGCGGGAATGGCCCAAGTCGAGGATCTGGAGGAGCGGCTCAATGGCTGACAGCTGCCTGATCTGTGACCGAGCGTTGTCCGGTGAGGCGTACGCGTGCCAGGTGTGCGCTGGTCAGGCCACCACCTGGCTCACCAGGGCGGCTGGGCTGGTGACGGAGGTAGAGGTCACCCTCTCCGGCCAGGCTGTCACCGGCTCCGGTGCGTCCTCCGGTGGGCAGGGTGACCTCACCCAGGTCACCAGGCTGGCAAATGCTGCCCTGATACAGCTGGGGACCTGGGCATGGATCCTCGCCCGCTCCCAAGGCCGCAAGCTGGTCCTCCACCAAGGCCTCATGCGGGGACCAGTGTGCCCCCGCTGCGCTCACACCAGCTGCGACGCAATCCGCGACCTGTGGCGCCCAGAGTGGATGCCGTCGGTCTGCCGGTACCTGGCAGCCAACACTCACGCCATCGCGCTCCAACCCTGGGGCCATGAGGCCCTACCCAAGCTCCAGGAAGCCTGCCGCACCATTGAGCGCATCGTGGACCGCCCAGATCCCGGGGTCCTGGTAGGACTATGCGCATGCGGAAAAGCCCTCTACGGCCTCTCTGGAGCGGCGTGGGTGACATGTCGGGAGTGCGGGCAGGCATGGGACGTCCAGACCGGCAGAGACGCCCTCAGGGCACGCCTGGACGCCATGCTCATGACCCCAGCAGAAATCGCCTCGCTCGCCGGACCCTTCGGCATCGCGGGCAGCAGGGAGCAAATCCGCAAGAGGATCCACCGGTGGAAAGAACGCGGCATCATCGCCATCCGAGGCATACGAAACGGTGATCCGCTCCTCCAGGTCGGGGAAACCCTCACCACCCTGGCCAGAGGCGGTGTTACTGTGGACGCGGATTTGACAGGTTCCGCGCGCCCAAAAGCCGCCTGAACCCACCGTCCCGCGCAAGGCCCAGCCTCCCCGTGCTGGGCCTTCGCCATATCCCCCCAAGCCCAGGAGGGCACCCATGGCACCCGAAGACATCGCGAACCGGTTCGCATTCCACCCCGCGACCACTGACGAGAAGCGCGACGCCCACACCAGCGTCCGGCAACAGTGCCGCCAGCTGGCAGACGCGCTCAACGCGCAGCTGCCCGAGGGCCGGGAAAAGGCCCTGGCCATGACCAAGCTCGAAGAGGTCATGTTCTGGGGCAATGCCGCGCTCGCTCGGCACCAGCCCCAGCAGGTGTACGTCAAGCCCTGACGCAGACCCCACGGCCAGTGCCCCCTACTGGCCGTGCGCAGCGCAGTAGAGCAGCAGTAGCTCGCCAGCCCCATAAGCTGGAGGTCCCCGGTTCGAATCCGGGCTGCGCCACTCACCCAGATTCGCGGCTGGGTGGGATCTGTAGCTCAACGGAGTAGAGCACTGCCGCCCTCTTGACCCCCGGGGCGTCAGAGGTGGCGGTGCAACTCCGCCCGGATCCGCGCCGCTCACGGGCACATGGGATGGGGAAACGCCCAGGAGGACGGGACACCTCCTGGGCACCCCCAGGGAGGAGGAGAGATGCCACAACGCGTGATCCTCGCCCTCGTGACACCCTGGGCAATCCTGGCCGTGTACATCGGCCTGCTCGTCATCGCCCGTGGCGCTGGTGGGGCCTGGTAATGGCCGCCGCGATCTCCGCGCGGAAGCGCAACGCCATACTCAAGGCCATAAAAGCCGGCGGATCATCCCGGGCCCAGATCGCCAGAGACCACAAGGTATCCGGCAGCACGGTATCGAAGATCGCAAAAGAAGCCGGAATCGAGACCCCGTTCGATCGGGCGCACACCAAAAACGCCACCCAGGCGCGCACGGTCGACATGGCCGCGAGGCGGGCGGAACTGGCCGAGCTGCTCCTGGGCGACGCCTTCAAGCTGCGAGATCGGGTCTGGGATAAGTATCAGGTTGTCTCCTTCGGGCCAGACGGACCTGAGATCGCCTACCTGAATCTGCCGCCGGCGAAGGACACCCAGTGCCTGATGGCCAGCCTCGGTATCGCGGTGGACAAGCACCTCTTGATAACCAAGCACGACGCGGATCCAGGCACTGATTCGGCTAAGTCGATGTTGGCGGATCTCGGGCGGGCCCTCGGTGTTGCGGCCGAGGCGCTGAGTGAACCGTCCTCAGATAAGCCCGATGTCGGATAACCGTAATTATCCTACACACCCATGCATAATCTGAGCGCATTGTCAAGGGTCCTAAGCCACAAACAGGTCCTGTCTGTGCACGAGGCGATGACCACACCCCAGATCGCCCTCTGGTCCGGTGCGGTCTCCTCCGGCAAGACCATCGCCAGCCTCTTGGCCCTGCTTATCGCCATCGCCCAGGCCCCAGACCGGGGCCTGATCGTGGTCGTGGGCAGGACGTTGCAGACGATCGAGCGAAACGTCATAGACCCGCTGCAAAGTGTTGGCCTGTATGGCTTCGCCGCGCGGCATGTTCACCACACGACCGGCTCCACCCTGGCCACCATCCTCGGTCGCAAGGTCCACTTGGTGGGTGCCTCAGATGTGCGCGCCGAGGCCCGTATCCGCGGGGCAACGATCGCTCTCGGATACATCGATGAGGCAACCCTGGTGCCTCAGAGCTTCTGGATGATGTTTCTGTCTCGCCTCCGCGTTCCCGGGGCCAAACTTCTCGCCACAACCAACCCGGACGGTCCGGGTCATTGGATTCGCAAGGAATTCATCCAGCGTGCCGATGAGGTGGGCCTGAGGTATTGGCATTTCACTCTGGATGACAACCCGTCCTTGGATCCGGCTTACGTGGCTCGCTTGAAGACGCAGTACACGGGGCTCTGGTACAAGCGCTTCATCGAGGGAATCTGGTGCCTGGCCGAGGGCGCCATCTACGACTGCTGGGATCCCGCCCGGCATGTCGTCAGCGCCCTACCCAGCATCGCCAGCCTCCCTGGCTGTGGTGTGGACTACGGCACTACCAACCCGTTCGCCGCCCTGCTCCTGGGCGTCACTGGGGATGGACGGCTGTGCCTGACCCGAGAGTGGCGCTGGGACTCGAAGCGCCGGATGCGCAGCCTCACCGATGGTGAGTACTCGACCCGGCTCCGGCAGTGGCTCGGCACGGACTACCCAGAGTGGATCTGCGTCGACCCCAGCGCGGCAAGCTTCCGCACTCAGCTCTTCGTCGATGGACTCATGCCCGTTGACGCCGACAACAGCGTCCTGGACGGCCTACGGCTGATATCCAGCCTCATGGCACAGGACCTCCTGGTCGTACATGAGTCCTGTGAGGGCTGGATCCAGGAGATCGGTGGCTACTCCTGGGACCCGGAGAAGGCCCAGGCTGGCCAGGATGCCCCGGTCAAGGTAGACGACCACTCAATGGACGCCGGCCGGTACGCCATCAAAACCACTGAGCAGCTCTGGCGTCCCCAGCTCCGCCAATCCGTACCCGTTCCCGCAGCCTGAGGAGGTGCCCATGCCGATACCAACTGGTGGTGCCTGGCCCCCGCCAGAGCACGCGCCCGCGTACAGGTCCTACCTGGACTGGGATGCGTGGCACGTGGGCAGCCCAGACAAGCTGCGGGACGTCTACGCCGGCAGGGGTTACCAGGATCAGTCCCTACCCCCATCCATGCGGCAGCGCCGCTACCCAGGGCAGGCCGCAGGTGGCGTGGTTGGGCGCTTCTCCCGCTGGCTCTGGGGTGCTCCCCCGCCCACCACAGCCACAGATGGGCGGCTGCACGTTCCGCTCCCCGCGGACTTGGCCTCCACTTCCGCGCGCCTGTTGTTCGCTGAGCCACCCAAGCTATCCAGCGCCAACCTGGACATCCAGCACCGCCTGGATGACCTGATTGAGGACGGCCTACACCAGACCCTGCTACACGCGGCGGATGCGGCCAGCACCCTCGGGGATGTGTACCTGCGCCCGGTCATAGACCTAGAGGTCAGTAAGCAGGCCATCCTGGACGTTGTCCACGCGGACGGTGCCATCCCGGTCATCCGGTGGGGCAGACTCCTGGAGGTGACCTTCTGGAGTCAGGTCGCCCGCTCTGGGCAAGCCGTGTACCGGCTCCTGGAGCACCATGACGTGGTCAACGGAGCTGGGAGGATCACCTACGCCCTGCACCAGGGCGATCAGGACAGCCTTGGTCGCGCTGTGCCATACGCGGAGCTGCCCAGTACCGCCTATCTGGCTGATCTGGTGGACGCTGAGGGGAGCCAGCCCACCGGCCTGGACCGGTTGGACGTCGTCCGCGTGCCCAATGACGGGCCACAGAGGACCTGGCGCACCAACCCGGCGCTGAGATTCCACGGCCGGTCAGATTTCGACGGTAACGAACAACTGTTCGACCGGTTGGACGACTGCTGGACCAGCTGGATGCAGGACCTTCGCATAGCCAGGGGTCGCATCGTCGTCCCCAGCTACATGATGCAGTCCAACGGCGCCGGCCTTGGTGCTACCTGGGACGCCACCCGCGAGGTTTTCACGGAGATCAACGCCGCTCCCGGCCAAGCCGCCGCCAACCCGATCACCCCGATCCAGTTCGCCATCCGCCATGTTGAGCACCAGGCCACGGCGGACGCCATAACCCAGCTGGTCCTGCGGCACGCTGGCCTCAGCGCCCAGACCCTGGGTATGCAGGGCGGAGACGCCGCCGTGACGGCCACGGAGATCCAGGCACGGGAACGGCAATCCTTCACTACCAGGGGCGCCCGGATCCAGGCCTGGCGTCCAGCGATCGCTGAGGCCATCAAGCTCCTCCTGGCCGTGGAGGCCGCCCAGCTCAGCAGCCGCGTACTGGCGGATCGCCCCGGCGTTGAATTCGGCGACAGCGTCTCCGAGGCCCCGGAAACCACTGCCCGCACACTCCAACTCCTCACCGCCGCCGAGGCCGTCTCCTACGACACCCGGGTTCGCATGGTGCACCCAGAGTGGGATGACGCCCAGGTCGAAGCCGAGGTCCTACGCATCAAGGACGCGTCAGCCATCTCTGTGCAGAACCCGGACACCTACGCCGGCGGACCCGCTCCGACAGCGGACCCGACCGTAGACCCATCCGGCGGCCAGGATGATGTCCCGCCGGCGGACCCCGCCAGTGCCGGTCGATAGGACCATCGCAGAGGACCTCGCCGTAACCCTGGCGAACCTCTACCGGGGCGCTCACACCCGCCTCGCCACAGACATCGCCCGCCGCCTCAGCAGCGGACTCGACACACCCACCTGGGCCACGGACAAACTGGCTGGCCTGGCCAACCTCCGTACCTGGACAGAGCGTCTCATAGCTCGCCTGGACGGGGACATGGCCCACCAGGTGGAGCAGCTCATCGCCCTGGCCTACACCCGGGGCGGCCAGGCTGGACAGGAGGAACTGGCCAGACTCGGCCAGGCGGCGCCTGGGGACCTCGCCGCGACCAGGGCAGCACTCCCGGGCAATGAGGCGTTGCAGCGCATGGCCTGGTCTCTGGTGACCGGGCTGCGAGGCACGCATACCCAGATCCTGCGCTGGTCCATGGACTCCTACCGCAGCGTGGTGGCCACCGCCGGTGTGCCGGACGTACTCCTGGGAACCTCCACCAGGCGCAGGGCCGCCCAGGTTGCCTGGGAGAAGCTTCTCAGTCAGGGAATCACCGGCTTTCGGGACCGCAGCGGGCGCAACTGGGAGCTGGCCAGCTACACCGAGATGGCCACCCGCAGCGTTACCGCCCAGGCCGCTGTAGAGGGGCACCTAGACCGACTCACCAGCGCCGGAATCGATCTCGTAATCGTCTCCAACGCTCCTCAGGAGTGCGTACGCTGCCGCCCG